GATTATTTGATTTTAAGGGGCGCATTAAGGCTATCATATCAATATCCGGTATGTTAATACCGGTGGTAAGCGTGGCAACATTGCAAATACATTTTATCAGGCCATCCCTGTATTTCTGCAAAATGTCGGCTCTTTCTTGCTTCGGAGTATCACCCAATACCATTTCACAAGAAATGCCCCTTGAACGTATTTCATCTCTGACATGAGTGCAATGCTTTACCCCAGCGCAAAAAACAAGCCATTTGTTGCGATTGCCTGCATATTTTATTATTTCATCAACACATTTAATTGTTTTTTCGTCAACATCAACTGCCTTTTCTAATTTAGCGGAATTATATTCCCCATTAATTGTCGGCACGCCGGTTGCGTCTAACAAGGTTTCTGTTTTTGGGGTTATTAGCGGACTCCAATAACCCTCTTTTAGCATAAATGACATGGGCAATTCATATATGCGCCCCTCAAACAATCGTCCTTTTCCCTCATCAAGAAAACCGCTGTCTGATCGAAATGGCGTGCCGCTGTATCCTATCACTTTACATTTTGGGTTAAGTTCCCAACATGACGTAAAAAACTTTCTATAGGTTGTGTCCTCATTGTGGGGAATCAAATGACATTCGTCGCATATAATGACTTGAGGGGCGCGATTGAAATTGTTAGTTTTATTCCAAACGCTCTGAATAGAACAAATTGTAATATCATTTGACATTTCCTTGCGGCCTAATCCTGCGCAATAAATACCAACATCAGCATCAGGAATAATTTTTTTTATTTCCTCATACATTTGTTCAATTAATTCTTTAACATGAGTCACAATAATTATTCGGCATCGTGGCGATTTTGACATTATGCGCTCAATCATTCGACACATAACGTAAGTTTTACCTGAATTTACAGGCAATACGACAACACCACTTTTGCAATCATCGCAAAAATATGTTTCTGTCACCTCGTTACAAGTCGTCTGATACAACCTATCTTTCTTTACTATCATATCTCTTAAACCTGTTTTTAGGATTGCCTTGATTTTGATCGCAATAAAATGGCGTATAACATTGGCTCATTTCCTTGCAAGATTAAGTAACAACAAATCTAAAACCACATTCCTTGCAGACAATGTCTTTTATGTCACTTTTTCCCATGACAAACCTCACTATACGGACATATTCGGCACCTAAAATCGTCAGATTTTTCGCTTATTTTGGGCGGCGCACTTCTGGCATTTATAATTCGTTGTGCCCTATCTCGATATTGTTCGGCTATTTCTTTATCAAATTCTGTGTATGCAGAATCCATATCTCTGCCACCGGCCAAACAAACATTTGTGTAATGCCGATTTAATTTCCGATACAACATATATTGCTGTGCTTGTATGAAATACACAAAATTCCATTCCTTTAAGCAATTTTTCCAGCCAAATTTGGCCTTCTTTTTCTGAAAATCGGCAAATTTTTCCTGTTTTGTTAATTTACATTCCCAAATTGCTTGAGTTTTTGGGGCGTGCAATAAACCGCCAAGAATTTCTCCATCCCAATGCCCCTTGTATTTGCCATCAAAATCACTAAACCCGTTTTGTTGGCCATCCTCATTAAATGTCACGAGATCAACACCGGCATCGCGCAACCTATCGGCTATCACGGCCTCGCAACGATTGCCATCATCAGCCGCCCATAGCCATTCAGCGCGTATCTCTTTTCTGGCGTATCCATTAAGCGAATACCACAATCTACGGGCGCATTGTTCGCCTATTTCAGACGCGCCAAGATAACCGCGATTTTTGTGCGGTCTTTTTGCGGCCTGATTTTTTATTTTTTCTATTGTCGGATCAGTTTGAACAGGAATTATGGGCATTTTTCTACGCAAAAAGTTTGATTATGTCTGCCACAGGCATGGGCTTTTCTTCTGGTTTTTTGTATTGTTTTTGCAATTTTGAAATAATTAAATACATAGTTTCTATATCTTCAATGCCCAAAGAATCTTCTTGTACAATTAATGCTTTCTTTTTTACTACTTTTGAATTTATCATAAAATCCAATTCATAATAATTAGGAATCCCTAAATTGTTTTCAGAAAAACGTGCTAAAAGGGAATGATCGCGGTGAGACAAATAATAAATTGGGTTAAGACCAGAATTATTTTTAGAAAACTTAAATCTTTCTCTTAACGACCAGCCATTGGACAAAAGGTCTTTAACTTTCGCCGAAAAACCGTTCCAATATATTATTGAATCACCGTTTATCATTACGACAAATCCCCAAGCAAATCTTTAAGATTGGCTTTTTCATTTTCAAAATCACCAATTAAACGCTGCAATTCAGCTTTTTCATTTTTAGCAATTTTGCAAGCATCAATTGTTTTTTTTACTTGTGCATCAATCTTGGCCTGAGCATCTTTTTGCAAGGCTTCGCGCAGCTTATTTGTTGCGGTCTCAATAGGATTTTTTTGACCGTTTTTTAATTGTTCTATTTCGCTCATGTTATTCTCCGTTTGTTAAGGAAATACCAAACCTTACGTCTAGTCTGGCTGTCGTGCGCTGCGAGTCCCCTCCGCTTAAATTTGCGTACAAACTGGCACGATATTACCGTTTACACGGGCATTTTTTACCAGCTAACCGACTTTGCCGATGCTGGAGAAGAAGAGGCAATGCCGACTTGTGGCAATGGCTCAAAACCTTTCAGTTCCGAATAATCTTTCCCCTCCCGTTGATTGCCTTCACCATCCGTCCAAGGCTTGCCTTTAACATCATGAATAACAAGTAACAAAGGTTTGTTATGCAATACGGAACTATCTTCTGGAATTTTAGGCATACGAATGGACTTTACAAATGAAGCCAATTCTTCAAACCCAATTTTTACAGCTTGTAGACTGTCATTTTTAATATTAAACCGCTTGGTAAATTCTGTATCACGATATTCACCTTGCGTAATAACAAATGTGACAACTAACATTGTGCCAGTGCCGCTTTTTGTTGTAACAAGTTCAGATTTAACTGCCACTCCGTGATATTTACCTTCTGGAATTTTGGGCAATCCCCTGCCGGATGATGTTTGAATTTCATCAACTAGTTTTTGAAACTCCTGTGGAATTTGTATTAAAGCCATTGCTATTCTCCTTGTACTTGGTTAATGATTTTATCATAGATAGCGGATAAATCCGGCTCTTCAAAATTAGCAAGAACGCCACTTCTATCTTTTGCTTCGTAACTGTCGTCACGCCGTGTTTGCAAAGCATATTTCGTGTCTATGTTTCCGTTTTCATCGGTAACATTTTTGGTACGCATGGCAAAAACTTCATCAAAAAAGTAGGGCAAAGCTGGCCCCAATTTTTGGCCAGGCATAGAAGCGCCCCAGAATAATTGCCCAGTTGTTTCGTCCTTTGTCCGTTCCTGTTTAGCAGAAACATAAACATTTTTAGGCAAATCACGAAAACAACGGATTAAGGCGTTAAGTACATTTGCCGTTTCTCCGTAAGCCTTGCGCGGGTCTTTTGTTTTTTCCATTTCGCTATTCAAAACAACTTCGCCAATTTCCGAAATGCTATCAAGGACAACCCATTGATATTTTTTATCGGTTAGCAGATATTCGTAAACTTCACGAACGCCAGCAATATCCTTGACCGTAAAAACATCAATCTTTTTATTGCGCAAAGACAACAAACCAGCCTCCGCACTAATAATAAGAGTTTCCGCGCCTGTAGTACCAGCCAATCTGGTTTTGCCCGAACCAGCGGGGCCGTGTACTAGCACTTTTAAGTAGTGAACAGATACATCGGATGTATTTGTAAATTGTAGTGCCATTTTATTCTCCGTTTTTTTATTTGTTAATCAGCAACTCGAACCCAACCCTCAACGGTTTGTTCTTCACGCAATCCTCGAATGTATTCACCAGCAGGTAAAACAATCGATTTATGAGTATCAAAACCGCGAAGATGGATGATCTCGCAAGGCTCCAAAAGTTTAAGGTTAACAAAATTATCATTAGCCAAGTCAATTAAAGCTTGAGCAACTTTAGAAACATGAACATCTTTTCTAACCGGCTCCAAAACATGGTGGTGACCGGTTTCACTATGGCCAAGAATTAATTGGTCGTTTTCCAATTTCATGTCGACCATATTTTTCAAAGCTGCAACTTTTTCCAAAATTTCTTTTGGGGCGTATTTTTTCATCCAGATCAAAACTTCGCCTTGAGCAAAAGGTTTGCCTGTTGAAAACATTTCTTCTGTTAACATTACTTCTGTCATCTTACTCTCCGTTTGTTAAGTGCGATAAAAGGGTATGTAGTCCTCTGGATTACCAACGCCGCGCCACCCATTCCCGCCAGCATTGGCCTTTAGAGCCGTATTAAACGATTTATCATTGACGCTTTCAGCAAACCATCTTCCAGTTCCACATTGATATTTAAGAAACCATTGGCCTTTAGCATCGGGCAAATCCACCTCAATAAGTGTTCCGATATGAGGCTGATCTTCGTTTATAATTTTAGGATTTAAGCTAGGATGTTCTAAAACATTTGCCCATCCCAACATTTCGCAAGCAGCCCTCCTTTGTTCTACATTTTCCCACTTCAAGGCAATTTCTGGTGTCAACTCATCTTTATTTGTTATCCACCATTCGGGAATATATATTCCATGCCAAGCATATAACGCTGTACCATCACGCCATTTGCAAAAAGGTCCATTCTCGGAATGAGGACGATTCTGGTCATCAACTTTTAATATCTCAGGACGATCACTAATCATGCAAAATTCTTTGTGCATAATACGGGGTCCGCTATGTTCAGAAAGATATTCAAAAGCATCAAATTTTGAATAATCCAGTGGTAGTTTGGCAATATATCTAAAAAATGTCAGAAACGCAGACCATCCAGACCATTGATTTCCACCTTGGTACATCCTCCAATAACAATCAACGCAACATTTTAATCCAAACTCGCCAACTCCTAATTTTTTAGACAAGTTCACCATCAGTGAAACATCTAAATTAAACCAATTGTTTTTGCCTTTTTTCTTCTTATCCATTGCAGCGCGGGTCGCAGCGCCGGTCGCATCGCGGGTCGCAGCGTCGGTCGCAGCGTCGATCGCATCAACGGTTTCATGATAGGTCGCATCGCAGGTCGCAATGTCGGTCGCATCGTCGATCGCATCAACGGTTTCATGATAGGTCGCATTTTCGGTCGCAGCACGGGTCTCAGCGCCGATCGCAGCGCGGGTCGCAACAATGGTCGCCGCAATGGTCGCAGCGCCGGTAGCAGGGTCGATCGCATCAACGGTTTCATGATAGGTCGCAGC